TCAATGAAATGTTTGACATGCCATCACAAGTTATATCTGATGCACAAGATTCTATGATGCAAGAGCTCAATGAAATGTTTGACATGCCAGAGCGTGGCGAGTTTGAGGAAGATGAATATGGTGAAGGTGGTGAGGACATAGTGCTACCTAAAGAGCCAGAAGAAGATTATATAGGACTTGCATTAAAAGAGTTTAAAGATCAAGTATCAGGGTTGAAAGAATTTGAGGAAGATGAATATGGTGAAGGTGGTGAAGCTATTGGTGGAGAACTAGATCGTAGCTTTGAGGAAGATGAATATGGTGCAGGTAAC